GGCAGCTAACGTCAACTGCTTCTGGCAGCGGGACGCTCTCGAGCTTCTCCCTGGCCGGTTCGCAGTGCCCTCCGACGCTGGCACGGCTGTGATGCGTGCGACCACCGATCAAGGTGTGGAGCTTGTCATGCAGAAGTTCTATGACATCGACTCCATGACGATCAAGTATCGTCTCGACACCCTCTTCGGGGTTTGCTGCAAGCAGCCTGAGATGGCTGGTATCCTCCTCTTCGATCAGTAAGAGGACTGAGGGGGCGGTGGCTTCGGCTGCCGCTCCCTTTTCTAAGGAGGGCATATGCCTCTGAAGAAGGGTTACTCGAAGAAGACGATCAGCAAGAACATCAAGACCGAGATGACGGCTGGTCGGCCTCAGAAGCAGGCGGTTGCGATTGCCCTCAATGTTGCTCGTAAAGCGAAGAAGAGGAAAAAGTGATGGCTAAGGGTCTCTACGCTAACGTTCACGCCAAACGCAAGCGCATCAAGGCAGGCTCTGGCGAGAAGATGCGGAAGCCTGGAGCGAAGGGCGCTCCCACGGCCAAGGCATTCAAGCAATCGGCCAAGACGGCGAAGAAGAAAAAATGATCGACTTCCCGAATCAAGTATTCCGCGAGGGCGGCCCGCACTGGCACCCTCGCATTCGCGTTAAGTACGCGATCAAGGGTGTAAGCAATCAGGAAGAGCTTGACGCTGCGTTGAAAGACGGCTGGCGCCTCTCCCTGGAAGCTGTGATCGAGCCAGAACCAGTGATAGAATCCGAAGAGCCCCTAGACGATTCTCCCCCCACGAAGGAGGAGATGCTCCAGAAGGCTGAAGAACTCGGTTTGAAGATCGACAAGCGCTGGTCTGAGAAGACCCTGCTTGCCAAGATCGAGGAGGCTCTCCAGTGAGCTATACAAAGCGCCAGTTCATCACCGCAGCCTTTGAAGAGATTGGGCTGGCCTCGTATGTCTTCGATCTACAGCCGGAGGATCTACAGACCGCCCTGCGCCGCTTAGACGCGATGATGGCGGAGTGGAACGGGAAGGGCCTACGGCTGGCGTATCCCATCCCCTTGAGCCCGGAGGACGCTGACCTTGATACGGAGACGACGGTCCCTGACTGGGCGAATGAGGCGGTTATCACGAACCTTGCTACGCGCCTTGCGTCGGGCTATGGAAAGACTGTTCCCCCCGACACCAAGATGATCGCACGCCAGGGTTACAACACGATCATGTCACGCGCTGCCATGCCGCCCCAGCAACAGATGCCTCACTCCATGCCGCGTGGTGCAGGACGCAAGCCCTGGCGCTACGACGACCCCTTCATGCCCCGTGCCTGACGCTCCTGTGGAGACTGGTGGCGAGGGCGAGCTAGACCTTTATTGAGGGCTGAACGATGCCGACTATTAACCAACTGCCGACCGTTACGAGCCTCTCAGGCGGCGATCTCTTCGCGGTCTACAACACGGGGAACGGTGACGCCCGGAAGGTGTCTGCAACGGCCCTAGCGACGTTTGTGCAGCAGCAGTCTCCGACCAGCCAAGCAACGCAGTATGTGGCCCCCACGAGCGGCCTCACGGTGCCCTTACAGGCTGCTGGCGACCAGAACTGGGTAATCATGACCCCAGCCACTAGCCTCGCCTCTGTGACGCTTGTGATGCCTGCTGCAAGCTCTCTCTCAGACCGTACAGAGATCCTGGTAGTGACCACGCGGCAGATCAATAACGTCTCCTATACGCTCAACGGCGCCACGGCCATCTACGGCAACCCTGGCGTGCTGGCTGCGGAGGATTACTTCACCCTCAAGTATGACAACGGCCTGAACTCCTGGTTCCGGGTCGCGTAAGGAGTAGATCATGGAAATGACGACCTTTAAGCCGGGCTATGGCACCGGGTCTATCAACGCGGTGACTGACGTTTCGGCTCAGGCAGATCTTACGCCAAACGCTCGGAGTGTATGCCTGACTAATCTAGGCGGTCAGACGGTTTGGGTTCGTTGCGGAGACAGCTCTGTTGCGGCTACGACGGCGGACTATCCCCTTGTCTCTGGCTCCCAGGTGAGCATTGCGAAGGCTCGGGACCATAGCCACATTGCATTCATCTGCGCATCTGGCGAAAGCTCATCCCTTCATGTAATGGTCGGAGAGGGCTTCTAAGTGCTTGGTCGAACCAGGTTCAGGTTTCGATTCCGATCAGCGGGGACCTTCTTCCTCGGTTTTCTGTTGCTTGAAAACAACTTTGCCATTCTTTTGGAAGATGGCTTCAAGATTGAGCTAGAGTAGGGGCTCCGATATGTCTAACAAAAAGATTTCACAACTTACTGACGGCACCAGCTTCCAAGCTGGCGACGAGGCCGTTGTCAATCGAAGCGGGACTAACTTTAAGGTCGACCCGACCGTATTCCAGACGCTTACCGCCGAAGAGGCGACTATTGCAAAGCTAAACGTAGGCGCCAACCTCGCGTGGAACAGCTCGACCGACACCTACACGGCCAACACCACGCCTTCTACGGTCACCAAGATTCACGAAGGCATGAAGCGCTGCCTACTTCGCGACGACGGGACAGTGAACTACTACCTCGATCCCACGGACTCCACGCAGAAGCTGGATGGCACCTCGGCAACCCTTACGGGTGCTGACGGCAACGTGATGGTCGAGATTCCGCGCTTCTACTTCCGGCAAGTGAAAAACGGCAACACGACCACTTGGGAAATCTCGGACGTTCCCCTTTGGCTGGCTATCAGCTCCACCCAGCCTTTTTCTAAGAAACGGCGAGATCGTGGACTATCGCTACATCGGCGCTTATGACGCTGCTCTTAAATTTTGAGCGCAGTATTACAGCAGTAGCAGACGCTGGCGGCGGAGATATCACAGTAACGACCTCTGCCCAACACCCGCTCTACGCGGGAGACACCGTGACCTATTTCAGGTACTACCAGCTATGACGGCGACTATACGGTCGTCACTCGGGCAAGCGGTACTACCTTTACCGTAACGGCGGCGTTTGTTGCGACGGAAACGGGGACGGCGACGGGTTATGTCTCTGGCAAACCCCTCGACGATATGACGTCAAATATCGACACTTCAAACGACACTTTGGCGGCCATTTCAGGCCAATACCCCCTTGTCGGTGTGACTCGTGATGAGTGCCGCGACCTTGCAGCAAATGTGGGCACTGGCTTCCGCCAGCAGGACTTCTGGCTAACCTGCGCAGTCCAGATGCTGTACCTAGTCGAATACGGCACGTTTTACAGTCAGAACGAGCTTGGGGACGGGAATACCAACGGCTCTTATGTTGGCTCCTCCAGCAGCCAATCAGACAGCCCTCACACTGTAGCAGGGGCCTCAAACGCCTTGGGCAATGTTTCAACGGACGGCACCCAGCCTAGCGCAGGAGCGAAGCCGGGGACGGCGTATATGTCCTATCGCGGCATTGAAAACTTCTTTGGCAACTGTTGGAATTGGGTTGACGGGTTCAACATCGGTATTGTTGTGGACCGTGACGCCTTCGTCTCAAACAACGATGCGGACTTTGCAGACAACACCTCAACAAACTATACCGATTTGGGTATAACCATGGCGTCGGCCAATGGCTATGTGCAAAACATTGCCGATGTGCCGGGGGCATTTCTGCCGAATGACACAACTGGCGCGTCGTCAAGCACCTACCTTACGGACCAATTTTTCCAGAACACAGGTAACCGCGTTGCGCTTTTCGGCGGTGCTGCGGTTGATGGCGCGCTTGCCGGCGCGTTCTATTGGATTGTGAGTGCTTCGTCGTCTCTTGCGAGTCGTAATTTCGGCGCGCGGCTCAGTTATTAATTAAGAGTGATTATCAACGAGCAGTAAAGGGAGTTTGCATCTAGTGTTCCACGTTACGCATTTCAGCAGTAATGCGAATAATGGCACGAATGCCAGCACGTTCTATTGGAATGTGAATAATTCGTCATCTAATGCGGATCGTTGGATCGGCGCGCGTTTGGCATTCTAAGGGAGTTAACCATGAAAGTATCAAGCAACAATAAGCTCCCGACTTATCAAGTCATCGGGAACAAGCTACGCATCCATTGGGATGCCAAAGAGATCACGAAAGAAACTGACGAAGGTACGGAAGTGTACTGGGAGCAGGAAGAAGCCCTAGTGCCTGTCACAGCCTCGCGCTCGATGATCATCGAAGCGATCATGGCGACCAAGTACCCCACGCCGGGGGCGGAGTTTTGCGGCTCTGTCAAACGGCCCTGAGAGCGCATCAGAGCATCAAGCAATGCGTGATCTGGCTAAAGGTCTGGCGGCTGGGTGGTTTGATAAATGAGTGCTCAAAAGATTGAAGACCAG